ATGATTTCTTTACATAATCCCAGGCCTCTTTATCATTATGAATAACAACTTCATAATCTTTAATATCTGTTTCCATTTGTGACTCCATTCGTCGTATTACGCTTTTGGATATAATTGGTTCATTCATTGTATTCCTCTCCATATTATTTCATGAAGGCTAAGAATTTTCTCTCTTAACCGTTCTACTTCAGCAATCCATTCTGTTAGTTTAACAATAGAGATATCAGGCTGAGCCATATCCCAACCATATGCGGAATACTGGTCTTTATGTTCTTGCATCTCTACAACGATATCTTTTTGTTCACTCATTACCCCTCCATATGTCTTTTGCTAGTTCTTACAATTGATTTAATAACGGCTACAAACTGTTCTAGTGGAGGATCACTAAACCAAAGTCTGTGCAATGATTCTTTGTCATAGGCTACGATAAAATCCTTTTCTGACTCATCAATTAATTCAAGCCCTTCAAAAAGAATAGAACCAAACCCATTAAATGCGATATCCCAATCTTCAACAGGCATATCATCGTGAATCTTTTGAGCAAGGTTTATGATAAATTCACTGGAATTGTCCATTCCCCAATTAGGGTGTGACTCCATAATTATATTCATCACTTCTTCATCTGTACTCTTCATGCCCTCAATTTCAGGTTCATATTCATTATCATTAATCAACCAGCCAGCTGCACATTTAAGGGCATCTGATTCATCATCATCAGAATAACGATATCTACAAGCCCCCGCTAATCCTGGACCAGTAATTGATTTCTCTCCCTGACTTATTAATGATCTATGTATAAATTCCCAAGCCTGTTCATTATTGGTTATCTCTTTGGTATCCATATCAATATGCCTCCTAATTGGCTATTGTAATCGTCTGTACGGTTTTCTAATGCTATATATGGAGAAAGGGGACTGGTTTCTAATAAATAGAAAACCAGTCCCTTATTTTAAACTACTTGTTAATTAATTCTGGAATCGACAGGTTGATCTTGATCAAACGGATAGATATGTCCCATCTCACCATCAACATTTTTCATAAACAATGCGCCAGGCCCATTACCTTCATCATCTGCTGAAGGATAAATAACGGAACCGTTTGATAATACCAATGCTATTCCAGCACCGTAATCCCAGCCTTCATCGGTCATTTCATCTTTGGTTAAAAACCTAACACCTTCTATTTTAAGCCCGCATAATTTCATCATTAGTCCTCCTCTAAATCTAAACCTATTTGGGACATTATGTTATGCAGTAAAGATGTAATGTTGTCTGCTATATCATCTCTACTAAATAATTCTAATGGTTCCCAGATAAGGATTTGTTTGTTTCCATCCCTTATCATATTAATAATTTCATCTCCACTTATTTCTGTTGGGTGATCAGATAGAAAGAAGCCTATCAATTCCCATTTAATTGCTTCCTCTATTTTACGAGCCTTAGATTGTGTGTCCACTTTAACCTCCATCTTCTTCGGTATCAATATAACCATCTTCATCAATTATAAATTGGCTTATAATATCCCAAATTTTAGCTTGCTCAAATTGTGTTTGGTCGCCAAATTCAATTGCAATTTGTTTCCAAACATTATCTTTAATATCCTTCCCATTATATTCTTCACCGAATTCTTCCTTAGTCCACCACGCAATACAAATTTCTTCATCTGGTTCGCGAAATGATAGCAAAGTAATTACATCTGATACCTTTGGCATTATGACTCCTCTACGCTAAAAGCATTCTTAAACTCTAGATCATCCAGTAATGATTCCCATTTATTATCAACATCAGATATCAGGGCCTTAAAGTCTTTCAAAAGCTTTCCACCCAACCCAATTTTTGATAGTTCTTTTACATAAGATGTAAGGTTTATATCATTGCAATCAAAATGCTTAATGGTATTTGTTATCGGGTTTCTTATGTATAGAAACTCAGCACCCTTACAAGGTATCAATAAACTTGATGTACCATTTACCGCAGTCTGAATCAATTGCTGAGTTTCCGTCTTTACATCTTTCTTATCTGTAAATTTCTTTGGTGCTTTTTTAGTTGCCATAAACAAGTATCCAATCTAGTAGTTTCCAGCCTTCTGAGCCATTTCTAAATTCTTCTTCATCATCTTCAGAACCATAGAAAAAGGTTCTTAAATCATCTTCATCATCATGTTCTATTTCGCTAGGCTCTGGTAAAAAAGATATATATACCTGCTCTACATGCTCTTCATCATCAAATAAAATTTGTGCTTCCGCACCTATTGCTTTACCTTCATTCATCATCATTTCCCCCTCCTGAGAGTAAATTAATTCTCTCATCTAGTTGGCTAACTATTTTCTCTAATGTCTTAAGTCTATCCAATAATGCATTCATTGTAGTAAGAGCAAGATCAATATTTTTTAAAGACTGTTCATTACTTCTTTCAGTCATATCCATGATTTGTTTCATTTGAATAAGCATCATGTCTTGCCTATCATCATCCTTAAGGTAATCCTGATTAAGTTTAGTTGTCATTCACTTCTCCATTCAAGTATTCGTCTTGTAAATATACCATTGCGCTATTAATTGCATCGTTAAGGTCATGAGTTACCATATCTAAATGCTCATCATGAACCGCACCTCTATAGCAATCAAACCAGGGATTATTAATCCATTGACCACCTAAATGATCAATGTCTGCAATATCATTGTCTGTATACACTCCTGCTTCTTTAAACTGCTCACTATTTCTTATACTAATACCCTTGTATTCGATTCTCATTTCTCCATCGCAATAAATATCAATTGCCTTGCCCAAATGTCTTACTGTATAAACATGAGCATGCCCATTTCCAGAACAATACCATTCGGCTAACAATTTATTATTAAATATAGATCTGTCTACGGGATAAATTGTAGTACCCATTAGACCTCAAATTCTTGAACAAGTCGCTTTAGTTTATTTGTTATTTCACTGGCTGTTAAGTCAATGCTGGGGTTATTCCTTTTGAAATTCTTGACCCATTCAGTTCTGCTTCTCTCAGAATGGTTTGTTGATAAACCAATATACCCAACAAGAACTTCTTTTGTTAATGGAACATTTTCTATTTCATTATCTTCTGTCCATCTCCTTGTCAAAGATGTATCTAAAAGGGTTTCGCATATTTTTAAACGAGCAAACCATTCTGATACATTCCCATAAGTTATTGACCTTAACCCAACCATTCCACCGCCAAAGATTAAACCCTTCATTACGGGTTCAATATCAAATCCCTTTTCTCCAAATGAAGTTGTTTCTATCCAAGCATCTTCATTGCCAATATATTTCTTTACTTTACTAAAATTATAATCCAGCGTCATAAAATTCTCCTTCTAATGCATCATTTTCAAGTATAATTTCCATTGGGAATGTTTTTATATATCCAACCATATCAAAATCACCATCATTTGGTAAATATGCTCCATATAGTCCAGCAACTCCATTTGCTAGTTCTTTAGCTTGTTCTTTTGTAGAAACAAAATTGCTAACTCCAACAACTGTTTGTTCTTTATAAAATACAATTGAATATTCTGATATATCATTGTCTTGTTTCATTTTGCTTCTTTCTTTAGAGGCTGAACTGTTCGTTTAAATCTTTGTGAAATTCTAAAAATTCAAGTATTTGTTTGTCTGTAAGACCGACTTGTTCCCCCTCTCCATCTTCACCTATATAAAGAACATCTCCCGCAAGAAAATCTTCAACAACAAAATTATTCATTTGATAAATTTTTGCACCCCAAAAAGCGGTAGCAAGTTTATTAATTCCTTTGCTAAATTTCCCTTCTTCATTAACATACAAAGTTGAGCCTTTAATGAACATAACCCCTTCAATATATCCATCAACAATATGCTGCATCTCTTCTAAACTGAATTTTTTCTTTTTCTCAACGACTTCGTATGTATTGTCTTCTTTTATAATTATTCCACGCATTGTAGTTTCTCCTGTTTGTTTTGTATATAAAAAATAGATAACAAAATAGAGAACTAAGCAAAAAATATTTACGGAGATCCAATGACCCCTCCACATTTAACACATCTTGACATTACAAGCATGCGCATATTTTTCTTAGACAGAAAGGTTTGCCTTAGCCTAGTTCTCTATTTTATTATCTATCGTGTATCCGTTGGGACTTGAACCCAAAATCTAATTTTTAGAAGAAATTTGCTTTATCCATTTAAGCTACGGATACATTTAACCATTACTCAAAGGACGAGACAATGACCCACCCGTCTTTCTTTATCTTAATTCTCAGGCAAGTTGAGTAAATTTATTTAGCCCTATTTCTGTTAATTGTTTATAGACCAGTTCCTAAGTTTACCCTTCGTATTATCCATAAGATACTTTGCGACACTAAGATTGCAATCTATATCTAATAGACCTTCCACACTAGTACCACAAACATTTCTTGTTACAGTTTTCCAAGTGCTATTGACTTGAATAAGGCCTCTATCAATTGAGCCATCTTTATTCAAAGTCCAAATGACCTTGCCATTCTTATCAAATTTAGCGTTTATTGCTTTTGGATTACACCTACTCTCTCGCCAAGCAATGTATGAAAATACATCTACTGGTAATCCATACTCTTCAAATTTATGTTCCCATTGTGGACATCTTTTAGATGAATCCTTTGGGACTCTTTCATCAAATACCTTCACTTCTACTTTATCAATTGTGATACCAGGCTCAATTACATTGCTTGATCGCGCAGCAACATATATTCTTTCTTCCTTCTCATAGCCATACGCAACTGTTGCTATTAACGCTACGCACAACATACTTATTGTAATTACAATTATTGAAGTTTTTGTCTTCATTATTGCCTCCTTAGTTTTGGGTTTGCGATAATTTCGCATTAGCATATTCTTTAGTGCATAACAACGGCAATCTACAACTCTGCTATGTTATTACATGGTTTTTATCTTATAGTTTTCTCCTTTTTATACATGTTAGTACCATTAACCGTTACGCAATGTAGGCTTAGATGTTTATTCCTTAAGATCCTTCATTAAGTTAAACATTTCCCTAGCCGTTCCTTGATGCATAGATGGAATTAAAGACAGCCTCTGTCTTATTTCTGTATTGTAAGCGAAGGCGTACTTTTTAAAAGCATCTTTGACATCAATATCACTACCTTCAGCAATCGCACTTAAAAGAATGCCCATATGCAACATACAACCAAATATAACCCCTGGCATAAATACTGGGTCTGTACTCTGATCTGAATATGAATTAAATAAAGTATCGGCTACCGAAGGTGATTCGTCAACATAAGCAGAGAACATTTGAAACGCAATATCTGAATATAGTTCATCATTTTCGCTCAATTCCATCATTAAAACAACTCCTTTTCTTGGTCCGAGACCTTTTGGGTATTCATCAATTATACACTACCATCTTTATAAAATCAAATTATAATGATCGCTAAAAGCCCCAATATCATTACGGGGAATATAACGATTGCTAAAGCCCCCGTAAAGGCGATAAATATCATCGCTAAAAAACAGAACCAAATCATCCATAATGCGAATACAAAGCTTGACATATTGCCACTCCAGTTTCTTGTGAAAATTATTTATGCGTCGTTTTTAATTTATGATCTATTTGGCGCAAATTGGATAACATAATTAGCGCAAAATAGAATCAACATTTTAATAATGTGTTTTTGACAATTTGGTTTGTTAATTTTCCTCCAATAGAGTTTTAATAATTATTTTGTTGTTTTTCTTCTTATCTGGAGATAAACCTTTATGAGCGAGGTCTGTGAAATATTCTATGTTCTTTTTTATCTCTCTATATGTTGAAGAATTAGGATTGTAAAAATATTCTTTAATATGCCCAGCGACACTCTCGCCAGATGTATATTCAAATATCCGCGCAAACCAATTTTCTAGTTTTACACCATATTGATCCTCACATATTCGAGACGCAATACCAACCGCTTCTTGAACAGAATTAGCAGTATCTATCTTAATCGGAATTCTAAACTCAACCACATAGTAGTTATCAAACTTTGGCATTAAATCACCGTAACCTTTGGGTTTTCACTAACGCTTGTGTAATTGATATGAAAAGAATTTCCCGATTCAGAAGACTCCATCTTACCAGAAACATCTTGAAAATTCTCAATCTCAAGATTTTCAATAGCGAAATTGATTTTTCCAATATTGACAATGTAGCCGTTAATTAATGGTGCTTTATTCATAGTATAACTGACACCACCAACTTCTGCTAAATCTTCAATGTTTACAGTAATGCTTTTATTTGTAACATTTACTAAAGCGTTGCTATAGTTAGAGCACATCAATTTTCCGATCCTGCGGTCTGCTAAATCCCTAAACTTTCTGCTAGTGAAATCTCCATCAGCAATACCAGTTTCAAAGTGATCGTGTTCATGAATTAAAGTTGCTACTAATTCATTAAGCTCACCATTAAGAGCGTGAGTTTTTTCAACCATTATTCGTATACCATCAGTGCCCCGACCAATACATATTCCTAAAAGCATTTCTTGTTGCTTAGAAGTAAACACAGCAACAGGAATTTTCATATTCAAAAGACCTGGCTCAAACCTCGCGGCAATTTTCATTGCTTTAACAAGTTTTGGGTAGTTATTGATGTTTGTGTCTATCTCATAATCAATTTCTTCCCCAGCAATATCTTTAATAGTCTTAACGCCAGCTTTTACCAATATAGCGTATATCATTTCAGAGTCTTGAACACAATATCTCAACCCTTTTTCTTTAATAAAGGTGATAATGCCTTCTTGTAAGTACTGTATTGGATTAACCAATATGCAACCAACACCGTAATTTTTATTCCAAACAGTCAGCCACTCTGGATTTACTGACATTCCACTAATAAGGTTAGAACCAATATATTGAAATTCATAATGGTCGGCACTTTCTTCTGATGCCTCTAGATATCTTTTAATAATCCCATGATCACCGCACGAAACAATCCCTTTACCAATTTGGTACTGCATATCCCACTTGTCAGATATTGTCCTCATTTCGTTCAATTTGATTCTTGGAATCTCATAATCAAACAAAGACTTTTGACCATCAATATCATTTGTGAATGTTCTTACTGTTTTTGTATAAACATTCATGTGAGAATTATACGGTTCATAAAATACAATATTTTCTGTCGTATAGATAGGGTCTCTTTCTCCCAGGAAATGCTTATCATGTTCATTATATATTTCCATCATTGCTGGAGATGCTGTAATATATACAGAAAACTCACCCTCAACTGGTTTTATATCTGTTTCAAATACAATTGACCTATCCCATTTCCCACCATTTGATGACGCTTCATCTATCGCATTAGATACTGCTTCACGATAAATTTGGAATTCATCTTCCCAACTTAATATTCCAGCATCAACCGTAAATGAAGATGTTTTCTTATAGTCGCCATAATCATAAACGATACACTTGATTCCATCTTCAACTTCAACATCATAAAAAAGAGTATATGGACCATTACTGTCATAACCAGTAAAACACCATTCTAATCCCATTCTAATAGCCGCAATCGGTGCATATTTAATACCTGAACCAAATTGCCCAATTGAATTGGGATCATTTCTTTTAGTTGATAGCCCAAGTTTCTCTAAAGATAACCTAGGCACTCCACTTGATGTATTCGTTATTTTTATTACTTTGTTAGTCATAATGTGACCCTTCCTTTTTGTTGGGATATGTTTATTTGTGCTTTACAACGCCTTAAGTTTTTCTAAAATATGATTTGTGTGAAGTTCAGTATTGCCAGCATTACGCAATACTATATAAATATCAGCAAGACTAAATTTCTTTTCTACAGTAGAAATTGCTACTTCTGAAGTAGCAACAAGTGGTGCTTCTACAATAGTATCTTCCTTAATTACTTTAAGAATGAATTTCTTTAGTTGATCGGTAATCGTTTCTTCAAACGGACTAACCTTCTCAGTCTCTGACGCATTTATCATCAAATCGTATCTAATTGTATCAATGATGCAATTAGCAATAGATTTAGACAAAGAACAACCATTCGTTACAGAATATTGTTCTACCAAATTAGTAATTTCATCACTAATTTCATCTGACATGTCTGAGTTGTCTTTAATCATGCCCAAGATTTCATTTTCATATTTATCAATATCAAATTCCTCAAACACCTTTTCAGATAAATCATCCATATCCATATCTTCAAGAACTTTACTAACTAAATCGCTCATGTCAATATCATCAACAACTTTGTTAGCCAATCCGCTCATATCAATATTATCAACGACACTCTCTACCAATGTGTCCATATCAATTTCAGAAATTACATTGTCTGCTAGGTCAGGCATATCAATTTGATCCATCAAAAACGAACCATCAAACATCATTTTCATCTGTTCAATTGGAAAAGTCATTGTTGCTACAATGTCTTTTGATTTTACAGTTCCAGTATTAGACATATCTTTCTCCTCTGCAATGATTAATGTTTCCATATTTATCGTTTCTCCTGTTTTAGTTGTGTATAAGTAATTGCCAGCATTATCTGTTCTTTCTAAGAATTCCTTCACTCAACGACCCCGTCTACTATATCTTGTGCATATCTCCAAATTGAACTATCTTTTGAAACACTTCTTCTAGCCCCATCAAACCAATCTTGAAAATGATACTCTATTTTGTATATATCATTTTCATCGTCAATAAAAGCTTCAATAAAAGAAGAAGGACCGCCGCCACTTAATTCAATTCGGACTACAGTATTTTTACTTACTCCAGCCGCATATTCATAAATGGTATTCTCATCAATGCCTTCATCTTCAATTTGCTTTAACAATTTAGCATCATCATTGTCATCTTCAGTAAAGATGTCTTGATCAATCACTCTAAACAATAAGTCTAGATATTCTTCACAGCCATCTAAACTTGCACCAATTCTATCTTCGCAACTACCTTCTTTAATCTTCATAATGATTCAATCTCCTCTTGTAGTTTTCTACAATCTTCTAGGGTTTCTATTAGTCCAAAATTATCTCTCACTAAACGGAATAACTCTTTTACATAATGAGCAAACATATTGAATTTTTCAATTTCAATAGCATCTGCGATTGGCATATTATCTGTTCCATTTGATTCTGGCGGAGTAACAAAATACCAAGTATCACTTAAATTCATTGGCATCGCCCAACCACCACTTCTTCCACTTTGAAAAGAACCATCATAACCACAAACTTTAGCAATTTCATTTTGTTTATTCCAAAATGAAGCATTTACCTCGTTATAAAGATATTCATAGTCTGCTTCTTTAATATGATCGGGGCGAGATGGCGCATTATACCATTTTACATTAACCCCAAGATGACCTGTTGCTTTATGTATAAAGACATCGGGGATAAAACTATTTATCCCAAAATACTTTCCTCTTAGATTATTAAATTTCTCAACCGCTTCCGTTTCCATTTTTTCTCCTGTCGTGACGAAGTAAAGTTTGATGTAATGACCCACCCGCATTTCTTTATCTTAATTTTAAGGAATTTGAGTAAATTTATTCGTACTGCCCTCTCGGGTCTATTGTTATTTCATGTCTTTTTTCACAATTCGGACATTCCCACCACACTTCATCCTTATACGCTTCCTTAAGAACGACTCCAGAAAATCCACAATCATTATTTAAAGATGTTTCTTCTAGATAGATGCTTCCAAATATTCTTGACATTTCTTCTAAATTGGAACGCATTTGGTTTTCCACCCATTTACTTCTCTCCTGAGTTAAAGAATTCAGCGCATAGTTGATAGTTACTAAGAGTTTTTCTATATGCCTATCATCAACCATGTGATAATCAATTACATTCTCACAATCAAAATGCTCTTCAAATTCGTCACCCCCCGCAATTTCATATTCGTTACCAGTAACCCCTGGCGGATAATTGTCATTCATAATTTCTCCTTTAATAGTAAATGGGGTTGGGACACCGATCAAATATCCCAACCCCAAGCTTTTGATTATATTATTTTTTCATCCATACTTGCTGTGCTAGCAAGTTCATTGGATAATCAGCAAGCCTGTTCTTTGTTAATCTGCTATTATAAGCATTCACAATCATAAATGGAAGGGCAGTCGTTGTTACTTGGCTAACTTTACCGTTCATCATTGACTGAGCATTGGCAATAAGCGATGTTGGATTACCAAACTTACGCAAAGCCTTAACCATGCGATCAACATCAACTTGATCGCCATAACGATTAAACACAATCGCGACAGCAGAAATCAAAACATCTCTCATAACAGCAGATGAATCTCCATATGCTTGTTTAATAGAAGATAATGTCTTAAATAGAACTCTCCCACCAGCATTGCGATAAATACGCTTTACGGTTGAAACTGCCCTAAGTTTATTATCACCAGGTCCAACACCAATTTTCAAACCCAGCTTCTCAATAATTTTATTAATAGCAATAGTTTCTTCATCACCAGCAATAATGCCAGCTTTAAAGATTTCTCCTGGATTTGGCTTAGTATGTTCTTGATTCATCAAAGCAAAGATTTTTGCCTCTTCTTTAATAGTCAAATCAAAATATACTAACGCATTCACTACTGAATCAGTAAGCCCTTTTTGAAGCAAAGCATGAACTCTATGGCTACCGTCAATTACTGCGATAATTCCATTCTCACGCATTGAGCAAATAATAACCCCAAGAAGATCGGGATCAAAATTCTTTGCAATTTTGTTTACTTTTGCCTTGATTGGGCTACGCTGATATGTATAATCAATCAGCAGATCAGAAATTTTAACCATAGAGGACATTTTTGACACATGACCTCTATTAAATAAAGCACCCATTTTTTCATCAGAAAAAATTGATACTGTTATATTATCTCTAATCTCTTGTTGGCTAACGGTGACATTGAAATCTAATTCCATGTCCTGGACAATTTTGCTATTCATTTTGCTCTCCTGTTGTAGTTATACACATTGTAATTGCTCTACTTCTGTAAATACCGTAGTCATTTTGCCGAACACAGTATTCAAAGATTCTCTATTTGCCATTAAATTCACAATTTGATTTGCTTCATCAATGTTATTTAGATCAATATAGATTTCTTTAACCACTCTTAATAGAAACGGTGTTTCCATGTTTTTGTACAATCTCCTTTGCTGTTGTCAACGAAATGTTCACGGGAAAGAAATTATGATATCTCCTGCGTTCTCTTTGTGAAATGCCGCCCCAAATACCATATATTTCAGAAGACGATATTGCTTCTTTAAAGCATTCGGCAGCGACAGGGCATTTCTTGCAAAAAGATTTTGCTTTTCTAATGCCAGAAGTTGTTTCAGCAAAGAAATCCAAACCCGTTTTTGTTCGACATAATGCTGATTTTTTCCAATCATTACTCATGACTCGCCTTCAAAATCCCAATAAGGTAAATTTGCTGAATCTTTTTCAATTTCAATAAGTGCCTCATTTTTCATATAATCAAAATACTCAGTTCTATCATTATCATCCATGCTGTTAACAATGTTAATTATATGAAAACATAGTGCTATTAATGTTCCATATGCTCTATCTTCAATGAGATTTTCTTCTTCATCAAAAATACAATTAATTACTTCCATCATTGCGTGCATTCTAGAAGTTTCATCATTATAATCTATTTTTATCAAGATATCAGTTATCTTTACCATATCTAAATAATGATCAGTACCGTCAACAATCCCATCAGGAATTGTCTCTCCCATGCTTTTCACCATTTCAAAGTCATTTGAATTAAACATTTATATGCTCTCCTTAAGCGTCATAATTATACGAACCATAAAACAAGAACTAGAATAACAACAAATGCTACCCCAAGTTGGAAAACTATATTAGCCATCATATACACTCCCTGTTTGATTTAATTTTCACCCATTCTCCATTCTCATCCTCTATAGTATTACCATCACTATCGCATTCAAGTTTCACATCATACATTGAATTTCTAACCAGCTTCCCTTTTGTTATCTGTACATCTCCGCCAAATTCCATTCCCAACTCTTCATAATTCAAATGGAAATTCAATTCTGGAAATTGATTAGGTAACTGACCAAGAATAAATTCTAATCCTGGACCCCATGCTGTATTATAAATCAATAGGATATTTTCACGACTAAGCATATATAATGCTGTATCATAATCACCCCATTTAGTCCCCCAATTATCATTAGCCCAATCACATTGTTTACTATCATCAATACCTTCTGGCATTGGCATTATTGTATTAAATATTGATACCTCTGGCTCGTTGGTTTCTTTATCAATTACAGAAACCTTGTCCAGAAATATTTGTATATTTTTTACACTACCAGTAATTGTTAATTCGTTACAACATATGTTAGGCATTATAGTTCAACCTCACTATCATATTCTTCCATTTCATAGTCATCATCATATTCAGGTTCTACTTGATAATCAAAGCAAGCCTCGGATTTATGTCCATTACTTAAAACAATTTCACCGTCAGCAATTCTTGTTAGAACCTCAGATGCTATATTCGCTGTAATTTTGCTATACAAATATGCTGTCCATTCTTGATCTTGTAAATCACCATGCCATTGATCATAACCAAATCCATATTCACGGGCTATCAATTGCCATACTGAACCTTGACCACAATAAAATAAATTATTCGCTTCATCATCGTTAATATCAAGTAAGTCAAGTGCTTGTTCAAAGAAATTTTCTTGTGTATAGGCTTCTAAGAAGTCATCATTGAAAATGAAATCATTATCAACAAGAATTACCCAACCAGCAACACAACCCGCTGTTTTACAAATTCCTTCTTTAATCATGACAAATGGTTTTACTATTATGTTGTCAAGAGAGCAATCAATATCTACTTCATCTTCATGTTCAAGAACACGAGAAAGATCAATTCCTTTTCTGTATTCATCTGTAGACAATCCTTCAGATAGCAGTTCAATGCTATGATTATTGATACGATCAATTATTTCGTGCGTATCTAAACTAATCCATGTTCCCATGCTAAATGATTGGTTGTTGCCATGAATTTTTAATTGCTCTGCTACTTTTGTAAGTAATGCATTATTCATTATCTTCTCCTTTTGTTGGGATTGCTTTGTCAAAGTGCTTATATTTATTTTTAATAGTGCTATTAAACATCATTCCAACTGAAGTTGTTGCAGACATTAACTCAAATACATCAAACATATCTACATTCTCATAATAATAAATATGATTGTTTTTAAATGTAACAGACAATTCACCGCTTCTAAATGGTATATCTCTATCATAAACAAATGATTTAAGTATTGATGAATCAATGTTTGATACCGTTATTTTCATTCTCGCCCTTCCCAATCTATATCGCTAACACTTTTGAATATCAGTTCCTTCTGTTTATCAGTTATCCCTGGCACAATGTCATATATTTTGTCCATAATATCCCCTTCAATATATGCTTCCAAATCATCTGGAAGATCATAGTATGTTTCAAATGGGTTTACAAAAACCGTGAGGTAATCAAATACCACTGTTGCTCTTATCTCTTTCATTCTAACTCCAATTCTAATTGGTCAGGATTATTTCTTGATAATCTATTTGGGCTAAAATCATATCTCTTTTGATTTGTTTCATCACACCATTTATCCCAAACTTCACTTGATTCTTCAGAACATAACTCTAAATTATAAATTGCTTGCATCAATTGGTTCTCTGATAGTTCTTCATGGACACAATCAACATTTAAATTAAAAACCAATTCTTCATATATTCTCACATACCAAGGTTCCAAATTAAGATTGTCTTGGTAAACAAGTTTCTCAATGCCCCAATATCCTTTAATTGTATTCATTGACTCTTCATATTGTAAATCACAATAATGATTTTCATCATAAATTGAATACCCGTCCAAATCGTTTTTCACTTCCATAGCGGCATAAAATGATTCAGATATTTTATATACTCCATCAACAACAATATACACTCGGCAAACCAATCTATCAAGCTCACCAACTGCCCAATGATTAAACGGCTCAATTCTAAAATCATCTGGGAACTTCTTCATCAATTCTTCTGATATTGTTGTAAAGTTAGATCTTTCTATTAGGTCAGACATAGAATGTCTATCAACCCCACAAAAACCCCAAGTATCAAACATATCATCAGACCCCCAATAACCAAAATCTTCAGGTTTCTGAACCGCTTGTTTCGCATACTTTTCTATATCTTTGATGTAATCTATGTCCATTTGACAACCCTTCTTTAATCGGATATATAAAAAAAAGGGGTGCCGAAGCACCCCTTCTTTTGTTTTATATTTATTGTGTTTTTACTGAATTTATTAATGAAATAAGCGCTTCATTAAGCGGACCAGATGCTACACCATAATCAAACATCGGGTTTTCAATATCATCACTAAAAACGATACTTGAACCAATTTGGTCATTAATCGTACCGCTACACAATAGCCGAACCCTTCTTTTTTGTGGATGCTGAGATGGAGCAGTATCTTTATATTTATCTAATTCATTTGCATCATCAATTGGCGCTGCCCAACCACAAGTCGCTAATGTAAAGATGTCGTATTCCTTCAATTTATAAGCCTCAGTTCCTAATGACTGAAGCAAATCATAAACATCCCCCGCACTTTTAACTTGCTCAAACTGAATGTCATTATTTTCATCCAGCATAACACCATAAACGACTGCTTGTTTAGCGTCATCATTATATGGAACCAAATCGTTAATTTTGGCTATAGATTTCTCAAATACCTCTCTAGTTAATGTTTTCATTATTTTACTTGCTCCTTTGTTGTTATGTTGTTAAGACTTAATTCTTTAATTGCTTCTTCGTCCCAATTTTCTGGCAAATTACCTTCTACTTTGTATGCTAATTGAGTTTCAACTTCTGAATCATCATTCCAATAAATTACAACTTCTCCATATGTACCAAAATCATGGGGAAACCATTTAATCGCAAATTTCATTTGACCAGTATTTGATACTTCTGGAAACATTCTATATAATTGGTATCTATATGCTGTTAATTCTATATTTGCTCTTTTTCTGTAATCATAATCTTTGCTACCAAGTTGAGCGCAATCTTCATCACAAGGACAAGACCCAATTTCCATATATTCAATCATTATTTATTTCTCCTAATTGTTAGTTGGTTAGTATTCTTTTTCATTCCAGTCCATATTATAATCAGCAGAACCTATTGGCAAAACTAAGTTTTCATAACAAACACCACATTTACTTTCATATGGCTCTTCATCATAAAATTCATAACAATTCTGACATTGGAAATTCATTATTTATTTCTTTTGAACACTCTTGAAGAATATTTCAAATACTCTTCACCCCACAATGCCCAATCTGGATTCAATTCCAGATCCAATGCCCAGTCATATGGCTCTACTTTCTCTAATTCATTTCTTTTCCTAGATGATGGGTGATTTTGCCCTCCTTCATTAAAATTAGACATTTCTATTCCCTTCCAGCGCTTTTCTTATTTGTTGATTTATGTTCATTATATCCATTTGTTTACCAATTACATCATCACGCAATTCATTTGCGCGTTTCCAATAAATATTGGCTTCTTTAAGATTACCTTTGTTATAATAATCATCACCAATTTTTTGGTACTCTTCCCAATTCATTAATTCTTCATCTTGCCCCATTGTTAATCCTTTGTTAGAAGTTTACAAATTTTAATTACCTTTTCTGTATTCCTGTGATTGCTATTATTAATTTGAACATTTCTCATAAGCCAATGGAGATCATTTAATCTAGCAAATGGAATATCCATAGATAAAGTAAGATTATTAAGTTCATTCAATAGCAAAATTTTTGTTTGACTGTCCATCATTATCCTTCTTATTTGGCTTCGTCAAAATAAACAACAAACTTAAACTCAAGAAGTTTAAGGTCATCACATAAATTATTTTTGAGAATAGATGTCAATAGTCTAAACTCACGGATTTCGTCAAGAATAGCAATTTTGCCTCTCTTATTGGCACGATTAACTTTAATCTTGACTAAGCAGTAAAGCAATTCTTGATCATTTTCCCCCCAATAAGTCCGATATGTTATCTCTTTTGTTCTTGAACCATAAGGGAAAAATGATTCTATTTTCTCTGCCTTTTCTTTAACTTCTAATTCACTCTCATCTATAAATTCAAATGAAAATTCATCTGTTAATTCAAACTGAGTTAAATGCTTAACTTCAGCAATATCAATATATTCAAATTCCATAATGGATACCTTTCTATTAGTTAAAATTTTGTATATCGGATAGGATTATTGCTAATAATAGTCTTTGTAATATCTATTTCTTCACCACGAATTCTTGCCGTATTGTTTACACTACCTACACCAGCAACCGTAATAATTCTTTTTTTCTGAGGTCCAAATTTATTCGCAGACACATACGCATCTTTTGTAAAAGCAAAAACGGCATACCCACCCTCACGCTTACGCAAAAACAAGTCTTGATCACGAAATAATCTAGCAAGATAAGACAAACGCATTGCTTTACCATTAGTTAATACGGCAATAGTAAAAGTCTCACCATTTTCTTCATAATTTAGCACTTCTTTTACCTTGCCGTAATTATAGTTTTTACCCGCAACAATGTGACCAACTAATGACCCAAAGATTTCTTCACTCATATCCTAATTCCTTTCGTAAGTTGATTTTTTATATTAGTCAGGATACGCAAAAAAGTTACACAATAAGTATTATTCATTGTGTAATAAATATCTTTTGCGTATTCCTCAAGATATAGTTTTCTCATTAGGTTACAAGTCTAGCGGATAAAGTTGTCAAAGAAAACATCAGAGATTATATTTCTTTTGGATTGCAAAGATTTCTTTTTGGTCAGAAAAACGGTCAGAAAAACGGTGATAATTTATCTAAAAAATTATATAAAAAATGGACGGTAAGCATGTAACATTACAAGCGTGTAATTTTGGCAACTGTGTTCTTTTATATTATGATTTATATAATGAAACACCCAGCGTATTTTAACCAATATTTTAGCAAACTTTAGTATATTTTTTTCAGGCTATAAGCCTGTTATTTCTTTTTTGGTTTCTTAGACCGTTTTGTGTCTGCGACATCTTTCTTTTCTAAGTCTATTAAAAACTCGATAAGGTTCCCTGTAAAATTAAATCTACCTAAATGACTTAATTCAATTGAAGGATCAACCCAAATCGCATTCCCCATATTTTGCCAATATCTTGCAAAGCCATAATCTTCTGATAGAAACCTTTTTTGCTCACTATCAACATAAGAATTAAACAGAGCATATGTATATTTCTTCTCTTCATCATTTAAAGAACCAGTATCGTCATTGTATTTCAATTCAGGATAAGCATCCATCATTTTCTGAATCGCTTCTCTTTTAATCAACATAAACCCAGTTCCTGCGTCATATATAGCAAGAGCACCTTTATCTACTTTGATTTCATTACTTCCAGGCTTAACTGGATTGACAACAAATCTCGTTGATTTGCCAGATAATTTAGCAGGGTCAACCCCTTGCTTTGCAAAATCAGCAACCTTTTTCCAATTAATTTCTTTAATGGGATATGCTGCGGTTACAATATCTTTATCTTGCCATAGAAGTTTAAGGATAGCCTCTGGCTCAAATCCAAGATCAACATCTATAAATAACATATGTGTGTGAATTGGGTTAGCCATAAACTTAGCAACAAGCGTGTTCCTTGCGCGAGAGATTAAGGAATCGCTAACGGTAGCCATAGAAAACCGCATATTGTTTTCTTTTAAGTAAAGAGCTGTCTTGATAAAAGACATAAAGAAAGGCTCAGTCAATTGTCTGTCATAACAAGGAAGCGCGAAAAACGGAACCCATTGACTCATCTGTTCTTGGGTAATTTCAATATTTTCTTCTTGAGTAGTAATCATATACATCTATTATGACATAAAAAAAAGCCCTCCGCTGATTAGACGGAGGGCTTTTTTAATTTATTTTATTACTTTGTCTTAACCTTTGACTTGATACCAGCAATTTCTTTTGCGCTAACGGCGACATTGTTATTAACAACAGTAATCGGAGTCTTTATGGTAACCAATTCTGTTGCTTTGAAGAATAGAGAACCCTTAGTTGAATCAAAACGAACAACTGTTTTGAAACCCAATTTCTTAGCCTGGGCGCGAATTCTTTGTTGCATTGAATTGTAAGCATTACCAGCAGTAATTCCCTCAAGACTATACACAGTGCCATATTTTACCGACTCTTTAAGGGCACCAATAATCATAGTCAATTCTTCTGAATGACGACCAGCTCTTACGATTTCTGGAAGGCTATCTACTTTATTTAGCTTTAGCATTTTTTCTCCTGTTTTTGGTTTGTGGTTTTTCTGTACCTAAGCACACTACCAGCGTTAAAGTCAAAAACTACATCAAAGACGAAAAAATATTATTTTTCTTTAGGAGACTCAACAGCCTTAGCATTGCTCGGAGCCGTTTCAGTAATATATTCCTTCAGCTTTAAATTTTCTGCACGAAGCACCGCAATATCGGTAGATAGAACAGAGTTTTGCTGGACTAATTGCTTTAGCACATCCTCATGTGTAATTTTAATATTATCTAGTGGATTCATTTACTTGCTCCTTTTCTAATTTGATAGTGTAGTGTATCATATTTTATAACTGTTCTAGCCATTGTTCAGCAGGAACATTTGTTTGGTTAAAACCTGGCGTGAACTGACCCATTTCATTACGAATTGTCACAGTGCCAAACTCTTCAATATCTTCATTGATTTCCCAAAATTTATCTGGAGATAATACCTCTATCTCAAACTCGGTATCAATAGCCATATTTTCCAGACAAGTAAATGTAGCGCCAGCAACAGCGTCAGCTAAATCTTTTGATCCATTATTGGGGTGATCAATTCTATTATTAGAAAACAATCTTAATTTCAAAAGCTCTTCTTCAACCAATAATTCATTCCAATATCCACGCAATCTTGTATCATATATACAAGTCATAAGAGTATCATAATCTGTTTTCTTAACGCTATGGAAATCTGCATTTATACCCTGAGATCTTAAGCTTTGAATCATCTCAATAGATTGCCATCTGTCAAATGTAACCAGGCCCACATCAAATTTTCTACACAAATCAACAATCATTTGCCTAATAGATGCAAAGTTAATTTCTTTGTTTATAGAAGCTTCCCATGAATAAACAAGATCAACATTTACAATAGGTAACTTTTCAACACCATTAATTGTCTTTACTTCTTTAAATCCAGGACAATGCACCATACTAAGCGCAGCCCTATCTCTTTTCAAGGCCAAGTCGATATGTATAAACCTTGTTTGACCATCTGTTTGGTTAAACCAATTATGGAATTTACCTTCTTCATCTACTGGGTCATCTCCATACATAAACGCTTTTCTTACTAAATCAGCATCTCTAAAGAAAGCGTCTTCCATATTAGGAGGCTCACATTCAAATCTAGCTCGCGCTTCTAATGGATTTCTAATGTATTCTGATTCCAATTGTTCTCTTGTAATCGTTGGGTTAACTTCCCATGTTGATGCTTTTATTGACCAAGTTTTTGGCTCATTCTTTTCCCTGGAATTATAATATCTTTGTTGAATAAAATCACCTTTATAGCGAGGGAATGATAGAAGAATAACTTTACCCGTTTCTGGGAATCGAGACATCACGGATAGCTTACTCATATTGTAAATCGCGGACGCAGATCCTTTTGATCTAGTTTCCCCACGCAATTCCGCGTCTGTTTTAAAAGCCGCGATCTCATCCAAAATCACAGTCATAACCTCATATCCTTCCCAACCTTCAGATTCAGAGTGACCAGAAAAACATCTAACTGGTCTTGAAAAGAAAAATATTTCTGATACTCTTGGTTCAAATCCAACTTCATTAAAATACGGGGATCTAAGTAATAAGTTCTTAAATGGTTCAAAGAAAACTCTTTGAGCTTGTTGAGCATTAACAGCAAGATTAAGCAAGTCAATATACACACCGTGAGCTTTGCCGTAATAGCCCATCGGATCTCTTAAGCAATGAATTAAGTATACAGTATAAGCCATAGATATTCTAGCACAATGATCTTTCCCAGATCCTTTACCTAACATGCAAATAACTTCATTAACAGTATAATTCTTATAAAGCTCTTTGCCCTTTTCTTCCCCATACATTGATATCATAGTTCTTTCTTTATAAATCTGTGTGCTATGCTTTACAATCTCTAGTTGAATATCGGAAAGCGGAGGTAAACCTAAAAATTTTTTATCTTGGACAAATGTTTGGATATCGACAGGTGTTTCGATAAGATCATCTGAACGCAATAATCTATCAAAATCAGAAAGATCAAGGTTCATGCTCATGAAATCACTCATGCTATTAAATCTCCAAAAGAATATTCATATAGATAGAGAGACATATTAACCAACATTTAAATTTTGAACCTTTATGAGGGGCTGTTTTAAACCCTTTACATAGACCTTTATAGGACACATTTTTAGATTCATTTTATAGGCTATTCCGCGTTCATAATTGCAAAAGCAATTTCCAATTCAGACCTGACTTCGTTTGCTATATTCGGATGTTTGGAAATGACATCTCGAAGAATCATAGAAAGTATTTGATTAACATTCTCCGCCTTTTGCATTCTTGCAACATAAATGTTGTCGGCCTGGTTCCCGCTTAACAGTTTATGAAGCTGAGCCTTCTTTGTAGCCAACTCTCCAGCCAGCTTTATAGCCTGTATTCTTGCGGGGATCATTCCATGATCTGTTGCTATGTTAACGGTTTCCCAGGCTTCCTTGCTTAACTGATCAAACTCTTGGAGAGCTTTAATTGTGTTAAACTGTAGTTTCTCTAAGAAATATGGATCGTTCTCAGCCTGTCTGTTTAATATTTTCTTATATTCCAGAACACAAGATTTTATTTGATCAACAGTCATGGTCAACAAGGCGGCTATTTCTGTATTGCTATAACCTTTTACATAAAGCAGCCCAACATCTTCAACCTGCTTTAATTGATCTAGAAGAGATGGCTCTTCGTATTTTTCAATATTTGCCATAACCTATCAGAATACTCCTTTGAGACATGTTCCCATGTCATGTTCTTATTTATATATTTAGACGACTCAAATGTCTTATTAGAAACTTGCTCATAGTTATTAACTACATATAACATTTTATCACATAAATCATCGAAATTTGGCTCCGCGAACATACCCGCATTGGAATATATCCCGTTACAATTTCTATAAGTCCAAGAATAATCAAGAGGGACTGACATGTTGGCAAATTCAGTACAAGCCAATGCATTAGTACAGATAGTTGGTATTCCTTTTGCGATTGCTTGAAATGGGATTAAACCCCACCCTTCTCCAGCTGTTGGATAAAGCAAACAATTTGCTCTATCATAAAACAACCCTAATTCCTCAACAGATAATAAGTGATCAATAACTTCAATTTGTGGATGATCATAAATACTAGAAATCATAGTTTTGCCTTGCAATATCCTGGCATCTGCTGGGCCTGATGTTTTATATATTAACTTATATGCGGCATTACCCCTAAACAGCCTCAGAAAAGCGTCTACAGCCATCTGGGAGTTCTTGCGGGTACTTGGAGAACCCATGCTCATAAAAACAAATTGTTCACCCACAGACCTTTTCTTGGGGTAAAACACACTTGGGTCAACGCCAAGCTTAAAATCATAAACGGGCCTGGTTATCCCTGAATTAATAAAAACATTTTTCATCTCTGCTGAAACTGTCCAAATTTCATTCATTTTATTACAACTATCAATCCATCTACTTGGCAGCTTATTTTGCTCCCAGTATGTAAACCCTATTGTATAATTACTTTTAGACTCCATAAAGGTGTCAGGGGTACAATGGCTAATTACAATATCTGCCTTACTCCATTCTATATATTGATAGCCAATATTAAGATCCCGTTGGATTTTAATAATTTCTTTGATATATTCAGCATTGTCAGATTGTTTTACAATATTTAACCCGCTATTTATTAATTGCGGAACCAACATCTCGCTTGTGTATCCATAACCAGTGTTTGGGTTGGTTATGACATTTTCTAAAAAAAGAATATCCTTCATCTTTTAAACTTCGTCAACTTCTTTCTCACGGAAACTTACTGGCACCCCAGCATCTTTTGCAAATACACCTAGTTCTTCATATGTATAACCATGCAACTTGGTGAATTGAACTCTATAATTAAACCACCCCTGCACAGCCGTCCAAAATTTAGGATCTGTTTTCTCCTGTAATTCTTCTAGTTCATCTGGGTCAAGGAAAAAACTAAGGACTCCCAGGGGCATATAGACTACTAAGTTATAACCAATGTCCTTCCCCTCAGAATATTCTTTTAAGAACTGCTGGAACATTACAATCGTTTGATGAACTGAGTCGCCCGTGAAAAAATCAATCTCCCCGTTAGCGTTCCTAATTCTAGGACAATAATTATCAACACTTGTTATGGTCCCGAATGACCTACAAACCATCGGCCTATAGGCATAAATGGTACACCCCCCTTTGTAAAAGGCGCAGTGTCTTTTTGTTTCTCCACCAGGAACCCAGTCCTCATCATACATTGCTTCTTTGAGGTCAGAAACAACGCCATTCAACCAATCAGTCGCGCACTCCTGGCCTTTATCCTCAAGATATAAATAATATTGTTGCCTGAGTTTAAAAGCAATATTTGCGCATTCAGCCATGTGAATGACTAGTCCAATTCGACAACACTCGCCAGATCCAAGACATTTATATTTTGTCTGATTTTGTTTTGCTTCGATTACGCGGACTTGGTTATACACCATATCAACCTTGGCGAATAACGAAATGTCGCCTACAGTAACTGCTCTTCTCATTATCTACCTCGTCCTTGTTTTTTAAATTTGTTCATTTTTGCTATATCTCTCTTTCTGCTTTCCGCATTCAGTTGAGCCTGAGACTTCTGCCGAGTCTGTCCACCAGTTGAAAGCTTTCTCCCTTTTCCTCTAAACTTAAGTAAGTCATATTTCTTTACCCAGTTATAAATAGCTTGCGGTGTAATTTCTATATTGTAAGTTTTATGTAAATGTTTGCAAATGTCTGTTAAATTCATTCTTCTTTGTACATACATTTCATACAGGAACGCCCTGTCGCGGTAGGGTTCATTAGCCATTATTTATTGACCTGAATTTTTGTTATCGCATACCATAAACCAATGCCTGCAGCATCAATAATATCATCATCATCTAGGTTAATGTCTCCTGTTTGGAAAAATTTACTTACAATCTCTCTGACGCGCCGCTTCCTTTCATTTTTTAATTTAGCGTGGATAGCGCCCTTCTTTCCATTGTTGGCGAATAACTCTGTATCTTTTTTGGATAATTTTTTATATCCAATACCAGATTTCCATGTTAATGGGTTCACATCACAAACAACACAATTGCTAGAACTTAAAACTCCCCAAGAGTAACCGATTATGTAAGATATAATCCGACTAGTCTCAAAGTTTTGAACATAGATTGATTGTTCAATAATGCCATATCTGGGACTATAGGACTCCACGACAGTTTTCAACCCAGTATCTATTGCCCTAAATTTCATAGATATGTCTTTATCTTTTTTGTAATCAATTTTACCAGAAGCGACAAGAACTATCTTTTCTAAAGTTATGTCATACACAACCCAGGCAAGCGAATGCGAAGAAGGGTCTATTGCAATTATTCTTTCTGATTTTACACTTGAGACAATGCTTTTTATACTCATTCAATGCCTCTTCTTACATCGCTTTCTTTCCAACCCCACCCGACAAGTCTTTTGACATAGGCTTCCCTTTTACATCTTTCACATATCTTTTCTTTATTATAAATTGATAAAACAGCGCCGCATTCATTTGTCTTGCAAATTCTTTTTTTATTTTTGTTCTTTTTCTTTTCGTAATAGTTGGCTAATAAATTTCTATTTGTTACAATCTTCCTGCATTCCGCAGAGCAATATATAGCATTATAAACTTTCGCTTTAAACTCTTTACTGCATTCCTTATGCGCACATGTTCTCAATTCTTGGTCGTACATCGATTGTTTTGCAGATAAAGTTAAAACGATTCAACATCGTCACCCTTACCTTGCTTTCCTTCTGCCCAGCAGTGTTTCTTCAAATCACAAGCCCCGCAATTGGCGGAAGTTATCTTGTAAGGTTGAACAGGAATTTCTCCACTCGTATACGAGGCATGAATTTTCCTGTATTTCTTAAACAATTTTTCGATGAAATCCTTATCTTTCTCGATGTATATTGGCAAGATTTGTTGATTATTTTTATTTTCATAAATAACATATCCTGCGTCGAGATTTAGGCACTCCATATATATTTGGGCTTGTCGGTAATGTTCGTCTTTTGGTTTGTTGTGAAGTTGTCTATAATGAAACCCTTCAGCACTAATAGATTTTAATTCAATCAGCTTTTCTCCATACCAATTAATTATACCATCTGCGGTACCCTCAATTGGGGGACTGCTATAAGAAACACTAATTTCTTCCGCCATTAAAATACCCATCTCTCGAAGATAACTATAAAGCCTGTCATGCACAGCATGACCGTTATCAAAAATACGGTATGTTTGTGGATTAAAACTAGGAGTCACGCTAACTCCATCAAATAAATACCACCAATATCTAGAGCACTGATTTGTATAACTAGGGTGGAACCCGCTTACTTTCTTAAAACTAGGTTTATTTCTTAATGCCAAATGCTCATCAATGGCCTCAACAAGATCTCTCTCTTGTTCAACAACTATTGGTTTTTCCACTTTTGGCATTTTAAGATGTGCTAATGATTTCAACTGTTTACTCCCTTTGCGGCTAATTTTAATGTATTTATATTCTCTGATAATGCTTCATACATAGTTTTCCATATATCATTAACAAATTTATCTTGCTCACTCATCATTGTCGATCTTCTTTTAAACATTTGTGATTTGACAATCATTACAGTCCTGTACGCAGCCAGTATGTTTGCGTACTTAATAGCCTGCGCACCAAGATACCCTTCTGGGTGTTGTATAATATCTTCCACGATCCTCATGCACTCAAGAAATTCGTCTGCCTTATCACCCATATGGGCACTGAGGATTTCTCTATTTATTATAATATCTGGCATTAAATATCCTTTCTTAGGTCTTCAGTTTTGACTACTGCCTGTTTTACATTATCTTTATATCGACCGAAGCCAGCACTCCATTTCCATAAATAAAGACCAATATACCAATCCCCATGTTCAGAGGGAACGCCGTAGCCAAATCCAAAGACTCTCCACCCGCTCAAATCGTCACAGAAAAATTTATTTTTCATATTCACTTCCTTTTATCAACTCAACGAACACTTCCCACTCTATTATAGCAACCTTTGTCTCGGAATTCTCGCCTAAGACAACAGAAATACACGGGTATTTATAATTAGCATTCCACGCATCTTTACGCATCTTCAACCAGGATTTGTGATTTAAAGTAAAAGACTTCCCATTATGCTTATAATCAAGAAGAAACTTGTGCAAAGAAGCGTCACCTTTATTAACGCCGCGCCCAGAGTTCTTGACAGGCTTTGCGTGATCACGCTTAATTTCTTCTTTCTCGGTGCGCTTAACGATGGGCCTCACAAGTTGTCCGAATCCAATAACCCTTTTGTTTACCACACTCTCCTGGCGCACTACAGACTTCACAAGTCACGGCTGACATATGCTCATACTTAGTGACAACGGCCTGCATCTCGTCCCACAATTCAGTTCTTGTATCAAAATAGAAACGGAGCGTGCCAAATTTTTCTTTAATCTGAGCAACCGTGAAGTCGGGGTCTATCTTAAGTAATTCGTCATAGCAATTGGTGACTATTTCAAGCCAGCCTTTGCGACATTGAATAGCCATCCCCCCAACATATATTAATTTATAATCATCTTCATTCGCCATTAATAGCTTTCTCAATCTCGGCACCCTGTTTTTCAGTCAACTCGATAGCGCCCATGCCGTTCCACTTGCTATCCCCATAAGTATACCACGCTCCTTTGCGACTAATTATCTCCATTTCAACAGCAATGTCAATTACTTCACGGGCTTTATCAATTTGTCCTTCTTGCGGTAAAACATAATAATAACCACTTGATCCAATTGTAGGTACCTGCTTTGTTTTTTCAATAGTCCAAACAGCCCTCTGAGAAGTAATCTTATTTGTATTGTCCCGTTCCATTTCAGCCTTAGACATAGAAAGGAATAACTTAACAACATTGTGCATATTGTGGTGGACAGTATTCCCCATCTTAGCCTTCGTAATGGCGAACATACCGCTTAAGTCAACAGTCTGGTGAGCAACAAACAGCATGATGTTCCTCTCTTTATGAAGATAATTAACCAGCTTTTGCAGTAAGTATCCTTGCGAACGCGCCTGCAGACCCAGGGCCTTACCACTCTCGGGCTTATCATAAAACTCTTCCTTGATAATATTGGACAATGAATCAAACAAGAAGATATGCTTCTCTTTATCATCATTAAGAAACCCAATAATGTTCTTCATAATATCTTCAACTGTTGTTGCCTGAATAATTACAACATCGCTAATATCAATACCGCACTTAGCGGCATACTCGTCATTGTAAGATGACTCAGAATCTATTATAATTGGGCGATAACCCATCTTCTGCGCCTCACCAATAATTCTGAAGCACATAGTTGTTTTACCTACTGACGGAGTGCCCCAAAATAAATGGGTTGCACCAGAATTTAATCCACCACCCAGCGCCCTATTCAGCCCAATACTGGGGGTTGGGATGACATCATGCTGAGGCATAAGATCCCCGCGTCTTTTGTCAATAATTAGCATCTTTCCCTCTTTTCCATAAGCGCATTTACTGCCGATACAGCATCTAGCAGGTCACGCGAGCGACCATAACACTCGCTAAAAAATCTCATTTTCACGGTTATGTATACAACTTCTGAATTACCATCTTCAAGGCGGGTTGTTATCCCATCAATGATTAGGTTTTCTGTTTGATCATCTTTGGTTTTAATTTTGTTCTCCTTTATTATTTAACAATTGATATTTCGACATCATCACAGAAGTCATTGAATATATGTAGCATCCGATCTTCGTCTGAGTTATTATCTTCGAGCTGGTTGTTAGAAATCCATTCGTTAAGACAGTCGCGGTGTAATGATAATTCAACTTGCGTCATTAGGTTCATTGCTGTCTCCTGTCTGTGGGGTTCTGCGGAATCTGTCTGTGACACTTGAAATCCGTTGGACATCACCTTTGAAATCATGTTTAACTAAAAAATATTCGTCGGCATAACTAGCCCAATCAACCAGACATTCTAAAGCGTCTTGTGCCGTCGCTAAAAGAATCGTTTGGTCTGCTTGTAGCCGTTCCACTTCGTCGGTGCGCGATGAGATTGTTGAGCGAGCCATGCCATGTAATCTGCGCTCTTTTTCTAACTCTGCTTGTAGCCGTTCCATATGGTCAGCCCACTCATTAAAAGTATCAGTAGTGGGGCAACCCTCAAGCGCGTAAGCCCGAATCTCGGCGGCAATATCCACTGGTTCACTCATTGCTGTCTCCTAATCATCGCAATCCTGCTTTATGAGCATAGCACATTGATATGATATTCATGGCGGTTTCAACAGGCATTTTATTATTATGATCTATCTCGGATGTCTCTTCAATGATGTCTTCTACTTCTCCATCAAACCCGTCATAAATAGTTTTGGTATTATCGGATTTAATAGCACTGTGCCAGTTGCTAACATATGTGCCCTCATATGACCATGCAGAGCCTTTCCCTGACACCCCTGAATACCCCTCAAAGTATTCATATTCATCATGTGTTTCCCAACAGACCCATACACCACAAAAAGCATTGAACTCAACTTCTTCCTCACCGAATAGAGCAGTAGCACTGGTAACAAACATACGCGGCTCCTGCTCAAACTTTACACCAGCAGATTTAATAACCAGCCTTCTATACCAGCACCCACTAAAGAAGTCGCCTATCTCCCACAGAACTCTATCAAAATACATCTGAATAATTTTCTTATTCATTTCGTGTCATCATATTCACAAAGATCAAAATAATCCGCATCCTTGCCAATTCCGCGCCTACTATAAGCAAGACCACCATCAACATAGATGCCCTTGTCTGAGTTTTGTGGACAGCCACAGGCTACCCAGTCATGGCGGTGTCTAGACTCAATGGTTGTATTACAGGTGCGGCAATGGGCAGCATTCCTTGTGAGTTGTCGGCGTACCACCTTTGGTACTTCGGGGTATCCAAGTATTGCGTTTGCCGCGATGAGATTTTCTGCTTCGTTCACATCCATTTCCTGTCTATTGTTTATAATAACTTTGACGGGTCAATGAGAGTAATCTCTCGGCCCTCATGCTGAGCATAACGGACACAGTTCGCCGTTCCACCCTCGGAACCATCCCAAACGGCAATTAATAAATCACAATTATCCACCATGTATTTGTTGCGCTCGTCCATGCATGTAAAGTTATATGTTCCATTATGGACAAGTACTCTTTTATATGCCTTTTCTAACATAATTTTATATTTATCCTGAGACTCTTTGGGCCATTTACTATCCTGACCCAGGCATGGAATTGCTACAAGATATGGTATCCCTAGTGAGTCGCAAATTGATGCAGCGTCTTGGTCTACGCCAAGAGCACCGCCAACAATAGCTTGACAGTTCGTGTAGTGACTAGCATAATACTGGACAACCTGAGTTATCTTTTGTATTACAGCCTGACGCAAAGGTGCATCTATGTTATAGCCACCAATCTTTGGTGGTCTGTGACCAGTAAATGCTATTGTATACATTTAGAGTCCTTTTTTAATAAATCTCTTTGCTTTATTAACAGTCTTTTGAACAGTAGATATCACATAGTTATCGGCGGGGTCATCGAGTTCATGCTTTAAATCCTTGTAGGCGTATATTTCCACCTCATGCAGCAATTCAGCGATGATTCTACGACCTTTGGCTTCCCTCGCCTGCAGCGCGTCCACTTGATCAGCCCACTCATTTATCATTACACATTGGCGGACAATTGGATACAGTTCTTTACCAATTGATTTACGGTAGGCATAATCACGCATCTGCTCAATCATGTTATTCTCCTTCGTTATACCTGCATGCTAGCATTTAAATAGTCCGATTCCTTTAAATTCTTTCGCTCTATGTAATTGTCTATGCTTATGATAGCAGAGTCAGACTCAACTTTGTATGAATCCATGCGAGTTAATGTCGGAGCTTCTTCAATTTTAGACAATCTTGCCGCATACCACTGCCCCTGTTTAACAATCCCTTTCATCTTTATATATGCTCTAGGGAATA